GGAAGATGCTGAGTAACGTGTTACTTAATAGTCTGATTGGCCCTGTCTCTGATATTATTTCTAAATTTGTAGTAGACAAAGACAAGCAGAACGAACTAGCCCATGAGGTATCTACTCTTGCGGCTAGACATGTTCAAGAATTAAACAAGGGTCAATTAGAAATTAACAAGATAGAAGCCGCACATCCGTCAATATTTGTGTCTGGATGGCGGCCTGCAGTTGGTTGGTGTTCTTGTTTTGGGCTAGCGTACAGTGCAATCTTGTCTCCATTTCTTGCTATATGGTTTGACGTTCCAGAATTAGATACCAGTTTATTGTCTACAGTATTGATGGCAATGTTAGGTATGGGCGCGCTTAGAAGTTTTGACAAAAAAAATGGCGTAGGTCGAATGCGATGAAAGATGTAAAACATTTTAAACTATCAGAGTTTGATTGTATGGAAACAGGTGAAAACGAAATGGACTTGGAATTCATTAAGGGTCTTGATCACCTAAGATTAGTATGTAATTTTCCATTTAGGATTACATCAGGCTTTAGAAGTAAAAATCATAGCGTTGAAATAAAAAAGCCTGGGGGGGGAGGGACGCATACCCAAGGAATTGCGGCAGATATTTCTATATTTGACGGAGAACGACGACATACAATAGTGAGACACGCGCTTGCATTAGGATTTACAGGCGTGGGAATTGCAAAAACATTCGTTCACTTAGATATGAGGAAAACAACACCAGTAATTTGGGTTTATTAATAGCTCGACATCATTGATTTCTTCTTTTTCTTTTTGTTTTTAACAGGTTTTCCGGTAGCCATAGAAGCTTTCTTTGCGGCCATTTGTCCTTTAGGTGTATAGCTAAAATGTTTGTTTCCTACTTGTGGCATAGTCCTACCCTATTATTGACTTCTTTTTTTTGTTATTAGCAGCAAACTTTCTAGCGGCTTCTTTGCTACCAAATCCCCATTTACTCAGTGCTTTTTTTAATCTAGTTGGCCTGCCTTTACTATCTTTTAGAGGTCCAGCCATACCACCAAATCTTGCGGCAAAACTTACTCGTCTTGGATTCTTGCCTTTGCTTACAGGTGCTTTTAAATTAGACCCTTCGGTTTTTTTAAAGTGCGCACGACCTGCGGCATTCAACCCACCTTCAGGATTTTGATATTTTTTAGCAACCATGCTCGATTATACCATTTTACGCCATTAATGGGTGAAGTGCTTTTAACTCATGTAATGTAGGAATTTCCATCATTAAATCGTGTGCCTCTTCGACCTCTCCCCACATGGAGTTTAATTCTTCTATAGCGTATACAGGTAAAGCATTACTATACAATACTGATTCTAATATTAGGTCTATTTGATCAGGTATTTCAGTCATACCTGCGTGAAGTGCTTTTTTGCGCAATTCTTTTAAAAATAAACTCATAATAATCTGTCCTCATGGTATTTTATTAAGGAATTAAATTCTGCAAGCATGTCCTTGTAATCAGCAGTGTATAATTTTTTAATATCCCTTTTCTTTTGGTGCATTTGGCGAACAAAATCGTGACCATACCAATCAATCATCCACAAAGTGTATTGCCCTTCAGCACTCCCATGTTTCATCCCAAAAATATTGCATCCTTTGCATTGTGGGTGTATGTTTTCAAGCTCTAACGACCAATAAGAACTTGAGCCTTTAGAAATGTAATGTCCACCATCAGCATCCTTCCAATGCAAACGCTTATTGCATGATACGCATTGCACAAGTCCATATTCATCAGCGGCAGATATTCTTGCTAATTTTTGCGCTTTTTCTAAACATTTTGCGCGTAGCGTTTTAGCCATTTTAAACCTCATTTTAACATAACTGATAGGGTATATCATCTTTTCGCCTAATTGCCGTTAAACAGCCCTTAAAAGCCGCTTTATGAGCCTTTCATCTCTACTGAGGGGAAGGGTATGTGAAGACTATAATGTTCAACAAATAATTCGTTTAAAACATCGTAAATTACAGTCACTTTGTCGCTTGTTAAATCTTTTGTGCTATCGACTTCATACATATTTAATTGAACGCATCGCCATAACGTTTTAACTGAAGCATTAGTCCAAGGAATTTTCATAACTTTATCCGCACTAAACTCCAACCGATTATAAATCCCTGCATTATTTAGAATTTCAGCCACGCGCTTAAACCAAAGTTCCATTGCGTTTCTTTGCTTGGGGCTTCTGGGCTTTCCATAAACATAGTTAAAGGTGATGTATTTTTTATCTTCGTAAACATGATCAATAAATTTCTTAAAATCATCGCGCGATTGATTGCTGTTAACAGTAAAGGTATCGCCCTCGTAAAATTTATCTAAATTAACGTGATTCATAATTTTTTCCTCAACCATTCTTTGCTCAGAGAGTGACTTGTTGGCCTTTCTAGTACTTCCCTGTTGCTTTGAGAGGCCCTAACGTGCCAATTATACAAAACCCTTTCGCCATCTTTAATACGTTTTTGCAAAGCATTGCTTCTGATTCCGGTAATTTCTTCAAGTTCAACCAGAGTATATTTTTGGCCTTTTTTTAAACCAACGTAATTGCCATTGAATTTATACAAGCGTGGGGCAGTACTAGTTAAAAAATATTCGTCCAAAAATTTATCTTTGTTTTTTAACCGGTCAGCGACGTACTGATAAGATGTTCCCATACCTTTTGCAATTTCTTTCATTGTGTATGATTCATCTTTTTTAAATTTAAACCTGCTACCTTCATAAATATAACGTTTTGTTTTGCGCATTATCCAATCTCCCCTGTATACCAACTAGTGTCAGTCAACTGATCTTGGATAGGGGTGTCCCTTATCGACATTTCAGAAATCGGTTTAAGAGGCATTTTGCTTTGAGCATTTGTATGCAAATCATCTTCCCAACGCTCCTGATTAAGATAAGTAGATGGGTGCGGTATGAATTTAACGTCAGACCATTCACCCTGCAATACTCGCTGTTCTATGTTTTCAGCGATAGCCCTTTGCACGTCTTCACTACGCACCATCTTCAACCAAGCCTTTTTAGCCATAGCTTTGCCTACTTTTCTAGGGTAAACAGACCAAAAATCTTCAAAGTGTGATGTATTAGATGTAATACTAATTGTATTATTAATACTTGTATTATTATCCTCAGTCTTTTCCTTTATAGGCCTATCAAGATTTTTCTTGATACCCTCACCAGATAATCGGATATACCTATACTTAACTTCGCGTGTACCTTCGTGATAAATCATTTGAATGCTAATATGATCTGCTATCACAAGCTTTCCAATCCAATCACTAACAGTATTCTTATGAACGTTGTAAAGTTCAGCAAAATATTTGTTTTGCGCCCAACAATAACCTTCTTTGTTACATAAAGCGGTAATCTCGCCATACAAAAGCTTGGCATTGGCAGGTAATTTGTCGTCATACCTTACTACCGCAGGAATAATTGCGTAATAACTGGGTTTTGCCTCCGAATCCATATTATTCTCCTGCCTTTACAAAATTACTTACAGTAACGCTACAGCCCTCAGCCAATTTTACCAACGTAGAGACTCTAATGTCCCTGCCTTGCATGATCATAGTCAGACTTGCATAAGATATTTTCGATCTTTCTGCCAACCTTGATTGATTCATGTTTTGCGTGTACATAAAGTACCTGCAGCTCTTCTTAATGTTCATAACATATCCTTTAAAGTTAGACCCCAAGTGAGAAGTACAAAAATTAACCTGGCACTTGTGGTTGTTTGTGAATGGGTAGTGTAATAATGTTTACGGCAAGGGTCAATTCTTTTGCTTATGGTAAATTAAATTGGTAAGATAGTTAAATCGGTGACCAAAACACTGATTCAAATAAACTTTTAACGGAGTGAAATATGGAAAATCCAATACAAACACCTGATGATCAAGATCAAATTGATAATTGGTTTAATAAATTAGTGGATCCTTCATGTCCAGTGGACGATATATGGGCATTACCAATGGAGAAACAAAAGCATTGGCGTGGTCGAACTGCTAGATGGTTCAGTCAAAATGATTTTACTTGCGCTGAACGCGCAGAATATGACTTTATTAACCATCACGACCCAAAATGTAATGAAACAGTGGAGTACATCAATGAATTTTCAAAATTGGTGGCGATCTCCGAAAACTTAACTAAGCAAACGGAGTACGAATATTATGAAAACGTCTGAAAATATCAACGAAATAGCAACCGCGTTAGGGTTTGCACAAGCAGAAATGGGTGCGGCAATGAAAGATGGCACTAATCCCCATTTTAAATCTGGTTTTGCCTCTTTAACGAGTGTAATTTTATCTGTTAAGGAACCTTTTTATAGTAATGGTTTGTCTTTTGTTCAACCCACTATCAGAGTAGACGGTTATGTCGGGTGTATTACTAGAATTATGCACACTTCTGGGCAGTGGTTAGAGGGTGAATTAACATTGCCTTTAACTAAGCAAGATCCTCAAGCGGCAGGTTCAGCAATTACTTACGCTAGGCGTTATAGTCTAATGTCTATGGTTGGTTTGCCTACTGCTGACGATGATGCGCAATCTACTGCCATGCAAGTTCATAGATTAACTGATGCTCAATGCAAAGAAATAAAAGGGTTATTGGAAACCCATAACCTTCCAGTGGCGCAATTTGTTAAGGCTCACAATGCAGAAAGTGTTGAAGACATGCTTTCTAATCAATATGAACTGGCAATGAATAGAATCTTGGAAAAGGTCAAAGCATTAGACATCCAGAAAGGAATTGATGAACTTAATAAAGCTAACAAGCCAAAGGCGGTGAAAAAATGAATACTCGCCTCGATGAAATGTACCTTTCGTTTGATTCTTTTGATAAGGAGAATCCAGAAATTTGGGCTTCGTTCAAAAAATTTGCTTTTGATAGAATTAACATGGGCTACAAGAATTATTCTGTAAACGGAATTTTTGAGCGAATACGGTGGGATACTGGCCATCCCTATGAGCGTGATTTTAAAATGCCTAATAACCATCGACCATTTTACGCTCGTAAATTTATGTCCCTGTATCCAATTTATGACGGATTTTTTAGGACTAGGACGCAAAAAAGCGCATTGAGACCGCCAAAGGAAGCGTCATGCTCATAACTGAGTTTGAACAAGGCACTGATGAATGGTTGTCAGTAAGGCTAGGGCGCATAAGTGCATCTAGGCTTAACAAGCTTATAACGACTACCGGAAAAGCTAGTGCATCTGGCGATAAATACTTAGCCTCTTTGATTGCGGAAAGATTAACTGGTCGCAGGGAAGAGGTTTTTGTTAACTCTCATATGGAGCGCGGCACTCGTCTTGAATCAAGCGCAAGATGCTGTTACGAATGGGAGACAGGTAATTTAGTCACCGAATGTGGCTTTATACTTGATGATTTGGGGGAATTTGGATGTTCTCCCGATGGGCTTATTGGTGATGATGGGGGTATTGAAATAAAAGTGCCTGCTGATTCAACAATGATGGGATACCACCTTGATAATGAGAAATTTTACACAGCTTATAAACAGCAAGTTCAATGTTGTATGCTTGTAACTGGTAGAGCATGGTGGGATCTGTATGCGTATTCTGATTCGATTGAAGCTATTTGCATAAGAATAGAGCGCGATGAAGAGTACATTGAAAAGATGTTGGCAGTCATAATGAATGCCATTATAATTATTAACGATACAACGGAGAAAATGATATGAGTATTAATAGCTTAGTTTTTACAGGTAACTGCGGCAGGGATATGGAAGTGCGTCATACTCCCACCGGAAAAGTGGTTGGAAGCTTCAGTGTGCCAATGAAACAGGGTTGGGGTCAAAACGAAAAGGTTAACTGGGTTGAATGCTCAGTTTGGGGTGAAAGAGCTACTAATTTAGCGGCTTACATCACCAAAGGGACTTCAGTTACTGTGCAGGGTGAACTGGGGGTAGACACTTGGGAGGATAAAGCCACTGGCGATTTAAAAATGAAATTGACTTGTAATGTAAGTCAGCTTGCATTTGGTCAGTCAGTAAAAAGTGACAATCCACCTGTTGCACCGATAGCGCAAGTTAGTGCGCCTGTTACTGCACCTGTTACTACTTCAACTGCGGATATTTGGGGCGAACCTCCATTCTAGGAAACCTCCGTTAGGGTTAATGCACCTATATCAACGCATGAGGCTTGATGCACCTCTACCAACGCATCACCAATCTTGGAGGGGATAATGAAAATAGGAATTAAAACTGCAACTATCAGCATTGAAGTCTTAACTGACTACACCTATAAGGACATAGATTCAGCTAGACGATTTTTGGTTGCCCTCACTGAGAGAAAACAACATTATGAAGCATCTAGTCATTCCGGACACTCAAGTAAAACCAAACTGCCCCACTGACCATTTAAGATGGGCAGGACTCTACGCGGTAGATAAAAAACCTGACGTAATAATCCATATTGGCGATCATTTTGATATGCCCTCGCTTTCATCATGGGATGTAGGCAAGAAGTCATTTGAAGGTCGTAGGTATATGGACGATATTGAAGCAGGCATTTCTGCAATGCATCTTTTTATGGATCCAATCAAAAAAGAACAAAAACGGCTTAAACACCAGAAGAAAAAACAATGGAATCCGCGCCTGATTTACACCTTGGGAAACCATGAGAATCGGATTAAAAGGGCTATCGAGTCAGACTCTAAACTAGAGGGGTTGATCGGTTATAAGGATCTGGAATTAGAATCTTTTGGTTTTGAGGTTTATGACTATCTGGAAGTGGTGGTTGTTAACGGAATTGCTTACTCTCATTTCTTTACTTCTGGAGTTATGGGCAGACCAGTGGCTAGTGCAAGAAGTCTGGTTACAAAAAAGATGATGTCTTGCGTTATGGGTCACGTCCAAGATTGTGACATTGCATTCGGTCGCAGGGCTGATGGCAAAAATGTGCTTGGGTTATTTTCTGGAATATTCTATCAACACGACGAAGAGTACCTGACTCACCAGACAAACGGATCATGGCGTGGTGTTTGGATGTTACATGAGGTAGATGATGGTAATTGCGATGAAATGAAGGTATCAATGCGTTATTTGAAGCAAAAATACCAAAACAAGTAAAAACGACCTCCACAATTGCGTTCTAAGCGACTTTATGGGGTCAACCTTGGCAAACCCATGGGGTAAAAACGGCCTTTTCGACTTCTCTAAACTGGATCCTTTATATAAATAAGTTTAAAAAAATAAAAAAAAATAAAAAAAATCCAATAAAAAACCCAATCACTGTGCTAGCTGATTGGGTGGTCGTTTATCGTTCGACGCTTATTGTTAAGTTTTCCAAAGCACTATCTATAGCTTCCTCGATTTTCCGCTCAATATCGTCATCGTCCATCGTGTTATCTGATATTAAACTTTCAATGTCGTAGGTATCAAGTATTTCAGTCTCTTCGTGTTCGCTCCTTAGTGTCTGAACCGACTCAACTAACTGCACTACCGTTAGCCGCAGGTCTTCGAGTTTTGCCTCTTCGTGCCAGTGGTTAACTAGCTCGATCTCGGTTCTTATCTTCTCTTCGATGTACTGGTCGAACATTTCTAATAACTTCTGCATTTTAACTCTCCGTTTGAAATTTGATTTCTTTGTCTATCACATAAGCAGTTTTGACCACTTCCCCGTCAACATAAAAGCGAAACTCCTGAGACCCGTCCTTGTGTTTCCTATGGGTGGTTTTATGGCTCACAAAAGAGTGTGAATTTTGTGGTGATGTTCCCACCACTACATCAACCTCTGATTGTTCACGCGCTCCCCAAGACTTACCGCTTTTATAGATACAAGCTGCAACATTATTCCAGATTGGATAAGAAGCCATTACGCACCCCCAAGATTGAGGGACATAATCAGAACCGTTGTGACTCCAACCCAAGCAACCAGAACGATCATTATGATCTCATCCCATTTAAGCTTGGACATCTTCGCTTGATACTTTTTTAGGGCTAAATATCTTACAGCCTCGTCAATTCCCTTCTGCTTAATGTAATCATCTTTGAGCTTATTCATGGTTATTTCTCCGTTAGTTATGCACAGACTTACCCCCTGCAGCTTGTGCCTGGTCAACTTTTATTGATGTCGCGGGTTAACTGGGCTAGAACTGAATACCCACAAGTTAATAACAGAAACTGGCTAAAAAACGATCAAGCCAACATGCCAAAACATAGGGGGGGAGATAAGTCACATTTTTAAAGAACAGCTTACGCCAGATGGGTAAGTGCATTAACTGTAGTTTATCGTAATGTGAAATGTCAACTATTAAAGGGGTAAAGTGTTAAAATCGGATAGTATTTAAACTAAGCAAATCAATCAATTAACATAAAGAAACGCGCAATAGTTTCTCACTGGAGAGGTAAACCATGGGCAGGCCTAAAGGAAGTCTAAATAGAAACGGTAAGGAGCTATTAAGGGAGCGATTAGAGGCGCGCTTCAACCATTCTGGAAAGGGTGGATGGTCACCAGTTGTGGATATGGCAGATCTAGCAGTCGAGCTTAGAGAGCAGGCCAAGCTGTCAGGCTCAGCCAGTGACATAGTAAAGGCTATTGATGGTATGGATAAAGTCGCCCGTTACCTTGTGCCACAGATGCGGAGCGTTGAACTAGCCACGACTAATGAACTCACTGTTTCAGTACAGCGCAAAAAGTATGGGGAAACAAA